AGGATGCCGCCGGCTTTCAGTTCCGTTTTGTAGCGGGTTTTGAGCGTGCTCCGGCTGATGCCGATCGCGGCGGCGATGTCGTCATAGATGATGCCGCCCGCGACCATCATGCGGACCATGCGCCGCTCCCGCTCGGTCGGGACATGCGTGGGTGGAGGCATGGATGAATTCCCCTGTCAGAACCGCGAACCCCCGTTGAACAGCAGCACGACGAGCAGCACCACGAGGATGACACCGACAACGCCAACGCCCGGGCCGCCGTAGCGCCCGTAAGCGTAATACCCGCCACCGCCGCCGAACAGCACGACGATCAGCAGGATGATCAGCAAAAGGCTCATGAGTGGTCAACGCTCCTGTCGTGCTCGTAAGGTTCAGTGAACTCGCCGATCGGCGCGCGCCCGTCGCTGCCGGGATAGCCGCGGCATGCGAAGCGGATCACGTCCTGACCACGTTCCATGCGCTCAGTACAGGCATCGCAGAGGACCGCGGTGGCGCCATCGGCGGGCAGATGACAGACGACGCAGCCCCAGCCGTGGCCCGGCACGTGGTTGCGCCAGGGCAGCATGACGACGTTGCGCGCGCCGCCCGTTTCACGCTCGCAAGAGCAGCAGGGGCCGAGTGAAGGAACGTCCTCGTGCTCACTGTCGCCATAGTCGTCATCGAATGGCTCGATTTTTTTGATCCCCCACCAGCGTTCCTGGCAGGCATCACAGAACCGGGCGCACCAGCCATCGGCGTTCCACATGATCAACGGCACGGCATCGTCGGGGATTGGCGCATCGCAATAGCTGCAATCGTCGGCTGCGGGTTGGTCAGGACCGCCCCACGAGACCGCCTGCCAGTTGAAGCCGGGACGTGGTGTCAAAGTCATGGAGTCACCAGCGACGTCTTGAACACATGCGCGGGCCGCAGCGTCGATGTGTGCTTCTTGACCAGCCGCGCCAATCTCCGGGCATCGATGCCAAGCCGGGCAACGTCCTCGACGAACCCCGCGTGGTCAAACCGTTCCAGCGCCGTGACCACGGTCATGACGATTCGGACGCGTTTGCCGTCGAACACCGTCAGCAGCGTGCCTTCCTTGAACGGCTCGCGCTCGTAATCCGGCATCGCGCCCAACTGGATGCAGCGCGCCTTGGCCCTGGCGCGGCGCACCTCGTCTTTGCGCAACGCCTCGCTGGCCTCATGGTATTCGAGCGCGGCCTCCTCGCGTTCCGAGGCCAGGGTCGGGGCGGGACGCGAGGGTGGTGGTTTCGGTTTGGGTTTCGCCGCCATGGCTTTATTACGCCGCCTGACATGCCTATCCACAAGCCCTACGAGATGAGCCCCGAGGAACGCCTGGAGCGCCTCGCCATGACGGGGTGGCCACCCGGGTGGGTCGCGGCCCGCTGGGGCGTCTCGGAGGCCGTGCTGGCGTCCTGGATCGCCGGGACCGCCAAACCCCGCGCCGGGTTCGTCCGCTGGCTGTGGCGCATGTCCAACGTGATCACGGCGGCGTTGCCGGCGAACCATCCGCCGAAGCTGAAGCCGCCGCCGGTGCGGTTGCGGGATATGGCGAAATTCCCTTGACAAAAATAGGGAAGGTCAGCGTTCACCTGACCTTCCGCTAATTACCCGGACCTGGGGGGGCGGCTCGCGAAAGCGGACCGCCTGCCCAGGAGTGATACCATCGGTCTCGCGCGGGTCAAGCACGCCTACTTCCGCGCCGCGATAAGCCGAAACGTCTTGGATATCGTCTGGAACTCATACCCGCACCCGGGGCAGCGCACCTTGCCTTCCAGGGTTCCCTCGGCAGCTGCTCCCTCCGGCCCGTCTTCCGCGTCGGGATCGCTGGCGAACAGCTTATCGGCTTCCAGCGGGTCGAAGCCGGTCAGGTCGAGGTCGAACCCCTGTTCCCGCAGATCGGCCATCTCGATCCGCAGCAGGTCGAAGTCCCAGCCGGCCTCAAGCGCCAGCTTGTTGTCCGAGATGACGTACGCCTTCCGCTGCGCGTCCGTCAGGTGCTTCAGCTCGATCGTGGGTACGCTCTCCAGGCCCAGGCGTCGCGCGGCGATCAGCCGTCCGTGCCCGGCGATCACGCCGGCGTCGCCATCGGTCAGGATCGGGTTGGTGAATCCGAACTCCGAAATCGAGCGGACCAGCTTCGCGATCTGTGCATCGCTGTGCGTTCGGGGATTGTTGCCGTAGGGGATCAGTTCCTCGGTTTTGACCATGCGGTAGCGAGGAAACTTCGTGGCCATGGCGGCCTCACCGTCGGCTGATTCACGCGCGCGAAGAGTCAAGTTGTCAAGCGGCGGGCGGCGGCCCGCGCCCGCGCGCGGCGCGCCGGCCGCCTCCGGTTCTCGTTGCGTGTCGGCATCGGCTGGTTTTTTCTTCGTTGGCATCGGCGACCTTTTGGTTGCGGTGAATTACCGAGTATATATTTAACACGTTACGGATGATTAACGGCGTGCCGGACGGCGGCGAAACCGGAAATCACGCGGGGAGGTATTTCGCCGACGAATCACCCGGCCGGACGTGCGTATACCGCGTGGTGGTGGTCAAACTGGCATGACCCAGGGTTTGCTGGACCACGTGAATCGGCGCGCCGCGATCGAGCGCGTGCGAGGCATGCGCATGTCTCATATGATGGGACGAAAATTCGCGGGGCAGGTCGGCACGCTGCACCGCCTTCTTGACTGTCTTCCAGACATCCCTCGGTCCCATGGCGACGCCCCGTCGGGCGACGCTTCGGCTGCGGAACACCGGATCGTCCGGCCCGTCGGTTCGCAGCTTCAGTGCGAACAGCCGGTTCGCCATGGTCGCCGGGATCAGGATCTCGCGCGTCTTGCCGCCCTTGCCGAACACCGTGAGCTGCGCCTCGCCGCCGTCGCGTGGGGTCACGTGACGCCACCTCAGGCCGGACGCCTCGGAGATTCGGAGGCCCCCGATATAGAGCAACCGCAGGAGGGCGTTGTCTCGCGGGTTCCGCAAGACGGCCAGGAGCTTCGCCACCTGATCCTCGGTCGGAATGCGCCGGGCCAGCTTGTCCTCGATCGGCGGCGTGGTGACTGCCGCGGCCACGTTCCATTGCAGGTAGCCGACTTTGTGCGCGAAGCTGAACAGGGACCGCACCGTCGACAGCCGGCGACCCACGCTCTTGGGCGCGTTGATTGCCTCCATGGCCAGGCCCCACGCCTGAATGTCCCGGAGGACGATGTCGCGGAGCGGCTTTCGCACGGCGTCACGGAAATGCTGAATGTCACCGCTGAAGGCTCGCAGGGTATGCGGGGACCTGAACCGGCCCAGCCAAAGCGCGATCATCTGGTCGTCGGAGGACGCCTGAACCGGTGCCCCACTGGCCGGATCGTAGGGGACGATGGCGGTCATTTTCGTTGCCATTAAGAATCAGATAGTCACTCTTATCGCTTGTGCCAGCCTCGCTGGTCAACGCGGGTCACGCGCCGGCGGGCGCGCCCAGCCGCTCGCGTTCGGCGGTCGCGCGGTGGATCGCATCAGCCGACGCGCTGAGGAGTGCCGCGGTCGCGGGTTCATCCTCGACCAGATGCGCGACGCGCCGCACCGCGTGCATGACCGTGCTGTGATGCCGGTCGCCAAACGCGTGGCCGATCTCGGTGAACGACAGGCCGGTGGCGTGCCGCGCGAGATACATCGCGAGGTGCCGCGCGAAGACCGTCGGCGCGTCACGCCGGTTGGATCTCAGGTCGAGCACCGGGACGGAGAGCCGCGCTGACACGACGGCCAGGATGGTCTCGATCGACGGACAGAGCGAGCCGGACATCGGAACGCACGATAGGCCCGTCGCGTTCAGCGTCCAGCCGTCACCGGCCGGAAACGACCCGTCGCCCTCAGAGGGCGCTCCTGTTTCCGAGCAGCCTTCCGCGTGGCGGAGCGAAGCGGAGCACCGGGGGTTCAGGGCCGCTTGCGGCCCGTAAGGGGGGCGGAGCCCACCTTACTTCACCGACAGCCAGCACGGCTTTGCCGTGTTCCGTTCTTAATCTTTCTTACTTGCCTGATTCTGACCAGGTCTTGGCGTTAGCTTCGCGGCGCGGCGGCCACGCCAAGAACGCCATAACCTGGCATTAGCATCGCGGCACAGCGCGGACTCGTGAAGTAACCGCAACGAAAGTGAGGGGTTTTTCGGCGAATTGACTCTGGATTTGCTTCGCGACTCGCCCGCGGAGACCGTTCTCAGGGAAAGATTGGAGCCGGAAACCGGCCGATTCAGCGATCAGCGCGGCCGTTCGCGCCGGGGACCGTCCGGTGGCCACGCGGCATCCGCCAGGGCGTTACTCAGGCGGGCGAGGGATTGGTCCGGATCTCGTGCCGATTGGACGCCATCGGCGTCGCATTCAGACCCCATGGCCGGACCATGAGGTTCCACAACCGCGCGCCGAGGGCGAGGGTAAGGCTCTCTCGCTTCGCGGCGCGTTCGGACGGATCGGCGACGGAGTGAATTTCCGTGGCGGTCTCCTTACCGAACAGCAGGTAGACGTTGTTACCGCGTTTCAATGTGCGGTCTTCGTCGCGATAGAGGGTGTTCAACGTGCCGATCCAGCCGCGATCCTCAAGCCAGCGGATGATCTTGCGCGCGTTCTCCTTGCCTTGCTTGCCGAGACCGCCGAGAAATTTCATACCGTGATACACGTAGCCGAGGCCTTTCTCCGCCTCGGCCAGAAGCGCCATGTTGATGAAATTCTCGAAGTAAGGCACCGACACGTCGCCGGGCATGCGTTGCTCGATGAAATCCGCGACCACGTCGCGCTGCCAGTTCGGCGGTGGTTTGATGTGGCGGCCGGATGCCTTGACATCCATCGCCAGTATTTTCGGATTGAACACCCGGCCGGACGCCCAGCGGATTTTTTCGATGACCCGACCGACGACGGCGCCGAAGCCCCGGCCAACTTTGTGCCAGGCCGGACCATCATCGGCGACTGGCGTGGCGGGGGTCGTGGAAACGGCGGGGCGCGGCGTGAGGTCGACGGGCGTCGGGGATGTTACCTGCCCTGGCTGACCGGGTGCCGCTTCACGGGCCAGACGTTCGTCGTTCAGCCGATCGAAATATGCTTGTCCGGATTCGCCGGGTCTCGGACCCCATGATGCTGGCGCCATCAGGTGCCTACTTCCGGCGAAGGAGTGCGGCACTCCGTGATGATTGTTTCGAAGAGCCCCGTCAGATCGGGTACGGGATCGTCACATAAACGATCGGCCAGGTATTGCGTTAGCAACACGATCGCGAACGCCGGCTCGATGCACGTTGTTCTGCAAATGCCGACGAAAAGATCGTGCTCGTCTTGGGACAACCCGTATGACGCTGGGTAATCGAGGTTGTTTTCCTCGGGCGGCTTATACCAAGACGGGCGCAACGGCTCGCTCATCCGCGCCCTTGGACCAAATGTCGGCGGCGACGCCATCAGTCGGCCCGCCCGTCATCATCGAGCCCATTGCCTCGAGCCAGTTCGGTCGTCAGCCCCGGCGCTTCGTCCTCCTCCGCGACAGCCGGCGCCTCGGCCACCCGGAACGCGTTGCCCGTCCAGGCCAGCGACAACGCGTTCAGTGCGCGTAGTTGTACCCACAGCGCGAACACCGGCCCCTCGCCGTAGCGGCGCACACCCTCGGCCAGCGGCGCGTCGAATGGTACGTGGCCCGGTTTCAGCGCGGCGCGCAGCGCGTGGCTCGCCACCAACGTGTCGTCGATCGCGCGGCACACCGCGAGCAGGCGGATCTGGAGTTCGGGTTCGACGCTCATGGCGGCTTGACCAGAAGGTCGACCAGGTCGAGCTGCGCGGACTTCAACCGGGACCGGTACGCGGCGCGCGCCGATGCTCGGGTCCGCGCCGGCGTCCTGGGCCGGGGCGCCTCGCCTCGCTCCATGGCGGCCAGACAATCCCGGCACCGCGTCGGAATTGGCTGCCCGCGTACCCTCGGGGGAAACGCGGCATCAAGCTCGGTCGCGCCGCAGTCGGTGCAGAGGCGCCGGCTCATCGCAGCACCACCCAGGCACAGAGCGAGAGCACCGCCCACATGCCGAACCACAGCACGACGCCGACCGCGGCCCAGCTCAGGATCGGGACCAGGCTGCCGGACGGCAGCGCGCGGGGCGGGCCTCTCATGGCCCGGGCCTCGCGCCGCCACCGTCGCCCGACTCTGGCACGCGGAGTCGCGTGTAAGCGATCCTGGCGTGCTCCTCGCAGTACGGCCGACCGGGCTCGGTGGGCGCGTCGCAGAAACGAAACCCGCGCGTGCCCGGGGTGCCGATCGGCCAGCAGCATTCCGTGACCCTGCCGAAACGGGGGGCCGGGAGGGGCGGCGGACGTGGCGCCGCGCGGGTCGCGGCACCCGATTCGCGCCCCGATTCGCCCAACGACTCACACCGGGCCGCGGCCACCGATTCGCTTCTCGCGCGCTTGCTCGCGGCGCGCCGCGCGGCCGTGGGCGATCCGCCGCGAATCGGTGACGGTCGGCCGGCGAGGACGCCCTTGGCGACGAGCCGGTGGACTTTGCCGACGGCGGCGTTCTTGCTGACCTGGAGTCGGGCGGCGAGCGCGAACGTTTTCTCGCCCGCGATCCAGCCGAGGCAGAGCGCGACCAACTTGCCCACCGGCCAGACGTCGTTCGCATGCGGCTGGAGCGCGGTGCGCCATTCGTCAGCGGTGGCCGGTGCGGCCACCTGCCGCGCCACCGTGGCCTCACGCGGCCGGGGCGAGAGCACGCCTGCCGCGCGCAACCGGTCCAGACGGCCGTGGATTTGCGAGGCGCGCAGTCCCATCGCCTCGGCGATGGTTCGGTCGTTCGGTTGGGACGCGGCCGTGTACAAGGCAATCAGTTCATCGTGGCGCGCTGGCGTCCAGGTGTGGCGACGGCGCACGGTGTGGCCCGTGAACTTATTCACAGGTTTTTCATGCGCCGGCCCCCTCAGGGGGCTTGCGTCTAACGGCGCGCTATGTGATGAGGGAATGAGCATTTGGCGCTACCCAATGCTGGGCCTATCCGCCGCGAGTGTGTTGACGCGCACTCGCGGCATTCTTTTGTGTGGACATTCGTCAGGTACCGTACGTTACAAACGTTACGACGCGCGGGCACCGGAGACGGCGGGTTCGTTCCGCGCCGCCTCCGGCGATCCACCGCTCCCGATGCGAGTCGATCAGCGGCGAATGGGGTGGGGGTCATCGTTTCGCGTCCCGGACCTGGGTGGGACGGTTCGGTCTCGGGTCATCCTTGGCCCACGTAACCCCGGTCAAGAGCCGTGCCGTTTTGAATTTCTGCGCCGCCCGTTCGGTGCGCGCCTCCAACCGCCGCCAGCGCCATTCCAGCCAGAGAAGCCACAAGGCCCTCACGGATCCACCTCGCCGGCGAGCATGCGCGCGCGCCGCGCGCGCGCTCTGGCCGATCGGGCGGCGAGTTGCCCCGCCTCGATGTCCAGGTGGGTCAGGAAGCCGGCGCGGATGTGAGCGAGTTCCTCGTTCGTCACCACGACGGGATCGCCGTAGAGCAGGGACCGGACGCGCCGAAACCCGAGGCCAAGCTCAGCCGCGGCGATGCGCAGAGCGAGCGAGCGGGTATGGCCGCGATTGCGGATCGCGTTGACCGTTTCGTCCACCAGTTGGGCGGCGGTTCGCGCCGGGTCGGGCTCGGGGTCGGTACGGGAACTTTTTGGCCAGGCCAATGCCGTCTCCATCGCTTAAATCCGTTCGCGATGGAGTGCGTCGCGCGTGGAGTGTTCGCGTGACGTGATGGAGGCCCGCGTTGGCGCGCGGGTGAGATGTAGCGATTCGGGATGAGCACACCCCGCCATCACGCGGCCTTGTTTGGCACGGGTGGCGGCGGGGTGGTCTTCGATGGACTGGTTTCCCAGAGGTCCGGCCTGATCTCGCGAGCGGGAATGCCGGTCAGGGCCTCTAGTCGGTGGATGTGACGCGCGGGAACGCGGGTCCATTGCGTCACGGCGGACGGCACAACACCAAGGCGTTCGGCCACCCTCGTCGGCCCTCCGGCCGCCTCCAGGACTCGCACCAGCGCGGGATCGTAATTGGGCATGGGCTAGATTTTGCAGACTTCCTGCACAGAGTCAATCCAATGGCCTTCTGCATATCAGGAAATCTGCATACCGCCGATTATCTGTTGGTGTCAGAGAGCAATTACAGGGCGGAGGTTGGTCGACGACTCCGGGCTGCAATCGAGGTGCTCGGTATCTCCCAGACAGAGGTCGGGAATACCCTCGGCGTGTCACCAAGCAAAATGGGCAATTGGCTTCGTGGCGACCACTACCCGTCACAGTGGTTCGTTAAGCAGTTTTGCGACCGTTATGGTATCACAACCGAATGGATTTACCGTGGGATCGTGTCAGGCATGTCGGCGCCGTTGGCCGATGCACTTTGGAATGCGGAAAATTCCGCACCAGCAGACGGCCCGGAGCCGAGGCCCCGACTGCCACCCCGGGAACGGCCACCCCGATCGCGCCCTACGCCGGGGGGAAGCGTCGCTAAGAACGCGGAGTGTGGGGACCCGACGAAGGTGGTGTCGCTGCGGCCGGTGCCGGCGTGACGGCACGGCGGCCGCCACCTCGCGCGAACCCCGCGATCGGACGTCCAACAGCTCGGGCTGGAGGGGATGCGTCTTCACGATCAATGCGCGCAAGACGTCGTGCTTTCGTGCCGGCTCGAAAATCGCCGCCGTGACGTACGCGCGGAAGGCCGTCCAACGGGAAGTGGTGCCGGTCATCCTGCCAATCCCGGTCAGGCGGTCGGTTCAGCGGGCGGCTCCCGCGGCGGGTTGGCTGCCTGGCGGAACGGTGTTTCAGAACGGACCCACTGTTCCTTCTCCGGATTCCAAAAATAGGAGCCGCCGTCTTGTCCGAAAAATCCGACACTCAGCCGCCAGTCCCCGTCGAAATTCCGCTCTCGGAAGCCGCCAGTGCTCATGCTCCATTCCTCTATTTCGAAGAGGCCTCGGCGTTCGGCCATATGAATGGCGTTGTCAGAGTCACGCTGGAAACGACACGATTGTTGAACAAAGGTCCTGGGCCGGTATACATTGATCGGGTCGCTGTTGCTCATCTTCGCATGAACTTTCAGGCGGCGTTAAGCCTGAAGGACGCCATCGAGAAGGTGCTTTTGATGGTGAGCCCGCCCCCGACCGAAGCGAAGAACTAACGCGGTCCGCTCGTGACGTTCAATCCTGGGCCGCCTCCTCGTGGCATTGCCGGCGGCGGCGGCGGTCCCCATGATCCCGGCATGGAAGCACGCATGTCCGTGTTGGAAACCAAGATGAGCGGCGTCGAGGCGGCGGTGATCGAGGTTGGAAGTCGGATAGACGGACTCGACACCCGGCTCCGTAACGTTGAGGTTTCGATCGGACGGCTCGAGGGCAAGATCGACGCGCTGACCGAGACCATCGTGGGTCAGACGAGCGCCGCCCTCGCGAAACTTCCAAGCTGGTGGCAAATGCCGGCCGTTGTCGGCGCCACGGCGGCACTGGTGATCGGCCTGCTTGCCGCTTACCACTACCTACAGGCCCACGGCGTATTATAGCTCGTGCGTCACGAGACCGCGAGCACGCCGGCTGAGAGGGCATGCGTATAGCGAATGTCACGGCAGGTGTCCCGGCACCAGCAACCGGACAAGCGCGGTCATCAGCGCCACCGCGGCGGCCATGGCGCCCGCGCCAGCGCCGGCGGCGAGTGCGATGACCTTCCAGGGCTCATAGCGTAGCAAGCCGTGCTTGTAGGCCGTGTCCGCTTCCTTGTTCGCTATATCCGCCCGCATCAACGCCACCCTCAGTTCGCGTTCCTCATCAGTCGTCTCGCTCATGCCCACATCATGGCTGGTGCTCAGCCTTCCTTCTTTTCCAGGCGATCGAGCCGGTTCTCGACGTTGGTGGTCCGTTGCCCGAGCACGAGCGAATCCTCGATCAGGAACCCTTTGGTGTTCTGGAAATCCCGGCGCAGCAGTGTCATCGCGTCAATCAGGCGCTCGTGCTGGTCGTTCATGCGCGTCAACAGGCGCGCTTCCATGGCGACCAGGAATGCTTTGGTTTCTTCGTCCATGCCCACATCATAGCAGGTGCAGATAACCTAAAGCACGGGCGATCAGCCGGTTCGAGCAAGTTTTTCAGATTATCTGCATATCCTTGTTGACGTATGCAGATAACCTGCATACACTCCCTCCATCGAAACCCGATGCGAGGCCACCCAGATGTCCACCACCGCCACCGAGCCGATGCTCACCGCCGTCGAGGCCCGCCTCGACGCCTGCATCGCCGCACACACCGCGCTGCGCACCAACCTCGAGCGCCTGGGCCTGCTGCCCATCCCGGCCGCCGAGGCCGCGCTCGACGACGTTTACGACCTGCTCGCGATCGTCGGTTCCAAGCTGACCCGCGCCTGGGCTCTTGTTGACGACGCGATCGAGCCGATCCGCGCCGCGAACGATGCCGCCGAGCACGCGGCATGGCTGGCGCGGGAGGCCGCGTGATGGCCCGCTACCAGGCTCCCCGCGGCAACGACGACCTGTGGCTCTCCACCACGCTGATCCGCCAGGACGCCGACGGCGCACCGGTCGAATGTGATGTCGCGATCAACTACGCGGCCACGATGACCAGCCCCGGCTACCCGGCGACCTGGATGGAACCCGCCGAGGGTCCGGAGTTCGAGATCGAGTTCCTCGGCGCCGAGCTGGACGGGATCGTGGAGGACGCGCCCGGACCGCTGACCGCGATCGAGACCGCGACGCTGCGGAAGTGGTTCGAGGAACACGAGGGCGACGCCATTGAGCGCGCGAACGATAATTTCAGGAGCTACTAAAAATGGCCATCATTCATGACATACCTCAGGGAAGCGACGAGTGGCTCGCTGCACGCCTGGGCATTCCCACCGCGAGCGAGTTCCATCGCGTGGTCACGGCGGCAAGGGGCGATCTCTCCAAATCCGCCGGCAAATACGCGGCTCAACTCGTGGCCGAAACGTTACTCGGCCACCCGCTCGAAAAGCCGCCCGGCCTGCCCTGGGCGATGCTACGCGGCAAGGAACTGGAGCCGCTGGCCCGCGCGCAATACGCCAACGACAACGGCGTCGAGGTCCGCGAAGTCGGCCTTGTCACGACCGATGACGGGCGCCTCGGCTGCTCGCCGGACGGCCTGATCGTGGGCGCGCGCGGCGGCCTGGAGATTAAGTGCGTCCTCGCCGAAAATCTTGTGTCGATCTGGGCCGACGGTCCCGGCGACGATTATCGGCAGCAGGTCCAGGGGTCCTTGGCCGTGAGTGAGTTGGCTTTCTGGGACCTTTACGTCTGGCACCCGGAACTTCCACCGGTCACGATCCGCACGCTGCGCGACGAACCCTACATCGCGAAGATGAGCGCCGCACTCGCGGAATTCCTCGCCATGCGCGACGCGATGTTGGCGAAGGCGAAGGCCACCGGCTGGGCCGCGCGGAAAGCGGCGCCCCAGGTCGCGACGTTCGGCACGATCAAGATCGCCGCATAATCGCTTAATTTCAACAGAAACATGGAACAAGGAACAGTATCATGTCACTTGGATTGAAGGCATATCACACCAATGGGGGCGATTTCGTCCCCAGAATAGAGTTTAACGCGAAGTCTGGGCGCCTCTCGATCGTCAACCGCACCGAGGACGCCGCCGGCGCGTTCGGCACCGACAAGATCGACGTTACCATGTCGCGACCGCAATTCGCGCTCGATTGCGGCACCATCCAGATCGGATGGCTTTACTTCCCGCCCGGCGCCGCGCCCGATGTGTCCCTGGTCCCGTATGGACAGGACATGCCGGCGCGGCCGTCGCCGAAGCACAAGGCCGGGTTTCAGATCATGATCTGGAACGGCATCGAACCGCACGCGCGCGAGTTCAAGAGCACCGCCGGCGTCGTGGTCGATGCGATCGAGGAATTGTGGGATCAGTTCATCGCCGCGCCGGAAGCCGCGCGCGGGATGATCCCGGTCGTGCAACTTGTCGACGTCAAGGCGATCGCCTCGAAGCGCGGCACCAACTACATGCCGGTATTCACGATGACGAAATGGATCGAGCGTGACGAGCGCGTGTTCGGCCCGCGCACGGTCGCTCCGCCCGGTGCACCGGCTGTTGCATCCCCGGCTATGTCGCCGGCGCCCCCCACGCTCAACGGCCAGGCCGCGCCGATCCAGTGGCAGGCGCCGGCGACCGCGCCTGAGCCCGCGCGGGCCTGGTGAACCACGACTGGCGAAACGTGGCCGATCGCCACGTCCGCGTGACGCCTCGCCCCACGTCCGCGCTGATGAGCCGGGGCCGGAGATTATGCCTGTGAAGTTCTTTGTATTGGCCGCGATGTTCGCCGCGGGCCTCATCGTCACGGTGCCGCCGACGGCGCACGCGGGTTCGTGCCAGACCCACTGCTATTGGATCGGCAACCAGCAGTATTGCAACACCTACTGTTACTGACCCTCTGACCGGAAGGCCCGGCCGTGAGAGGGCCGGGTCACGCCGAACAACGATGCCGGAGTGCAACATATGTCCGACACCATCCCCACCCAGCACGAGTCAGCGGTCGCGCTCATGCGAGATCGCGCGAGCCAGCTCGCCGCCGAAATGCAGGGCCACGCGCGCAAACTGGAAGTCGCCACCGAGCGGCACGAGGAGCTGCTCGACATGATCGCGCTGCTCACGCGCAAGCCGCGCGCACGCAAGCCGCGCGTGGTGGCCGAGGCCCCGGCGAACGACGCGGCGGAGGAAGCGCGGCCGAGCGTGTTCGCGGGGCGGCCCGTGTCGGAAGAGGCCGCGTGATGGCGAGCATTCACTTCGAACGCGCCGCCGCCGGCCGAAATCGAGCCGTGGGCACCGGAAGGACTCGCCGACGATTTGCGGACGGCGTTCTACGCGCGCAACGCCAGCCGGTTCGAAGCGCTGCTGATGGTGCTTCAGCCACACGAGGAAACGAAGGGCCTGCACCGGGTGCGCCTCATGGAGGATCGTCCCAATGCCTGACCCCGATCCGTTCACCTGTCCGCTCTGCGCCCGCATCTCGTACAACCCCCACGATGCGGCGCATCGGTTCTGCGGGGTGTGCGGGTTCGTCGACGACAAGCTGGCGGAGCCTCAGGCCCGGGGCGATCGGGAGTACTATTCGTGGTTCACGCATGTGTGCGGAGGGGTTGATGAGTGAGTCCGGGGCGTTCGCTTACTCCGTCCCGCAGCTGGCCCGCGCCTGGGGCGTCTCAGCCGGCCACGTCTATGACCTTTGCGCGCGCGGCGCGTTGGGCCACCTTCGCATCGGTAAGTTGATCCGGATCCGCCAGTCTGACCGGGAAGCATACGAGGCACGACAATGGCACGCCCCAAACTCGATGCCCCAAACTACCGACTCGCCCGGCGCGGAAATCGTTTCTATGTCCGTTGGTGGCAAGACGGCGCGTGGCAGCGCGTTTCAACGGGGGAGACAGACAAGCGCCGCGCCGCGGTCTGGCTCGCGCAGTTCGTCGCCGGACGAGGGACCCCCGCCGCGCCGGAGCAACCCACCGTCTCCATGATCCTCGACGGCTATCTCGCCGACCGGAAGCCCGTGGTGCGCGCGTATGCAACGCTGGCGGCCGCCGCGAAGGCGCTACGCCGGCATCTTGGCGATCTGCAACCAGAGCACCTGACCAAGGAGCGGACGCGGTTCTACCTCAAACAGCGGCGTGCGGAGGGACACGTGGTCGGACCGGCGGCGGCGCTCCGCAAAAAACCCACGAGCGATGGCACGATCATCCGCGAACTCGTGACATTGCGGGCCGCCCTGCGATGGGCGCGCGATGAACGATGGATCAGCGAGGTGCCCACCATCGAGACGCCGAGACAGGCGCCACCGCGCGATCGCTGGCTTTCCCGAACGGAGGCGGAGCGCCTCCTGGCCTCGGCATCCGCGCCACATGTCAGGACCTTCCTTGCCACGTGCCTCTACACCGCCGCGCGAGCCGGCGCGGTGCTGGATCTGACCTGGGACCGGATTGACTTCAACGCTGGATTGATCGACCTCGGCAAAGTGCCGGGCGGCAAAGGCAGGGCGATCGTCCCGATCGCCGCCGACTTGCTTCCGCTGCTCACCGAAGCGCGGAAAGCCGCCACGTGTTCGTTCGTGATCGAGCACGGAGGCAAGCCAGTCGCGAGCGTTAAGACCGGCACTCGCGCCGCGGCACGTCGCGCCGGTCTGCCAGGCGTCACCCCGCACGTCCTGCGCCACACCGCCGCGACCTGGATGGCGATGCGTGGTGTGCCAATGATCGAGATCGCGAAAGTGCTGGGCCATAGCAATTCCGCCACCACAGAGCGTGTCTATGCCAAGCACAATCCGGATTACCTGCGGCGGGCCATCGCCGCGTTGTCGGCATAAACGGTGCCAAATGGCCCCGGAAATGAGCCGCGCAGTGTCGAATGAAATGTCGAAAGTGCTGATGCTGCTGGAGGGGATCGAACTCTCGACCTCTCCCTTACCAAAGTTGTGCTTCCATCCCCGAGCGGCGGTTTCCCGTGAAAAAGCGATGCGGGGCGTGCGCCTGTTCGCAGGATGTTCTTGGGTTACCGGGGCCAGTGTGTATGTCTGCCGCCACCCCGCTATATGCACCGGACCGATACCGATCATGCACAGAGATGCCTGACCGCCGCATGCGCCACGCGCGCATAAACCGCCATTAACCACACACGGGATTATCGAGATGCACATTCTGTTTTTTCTCGCCGTCGCGACGGTGCTCATTATCCTATGGTTCCAGGGCAATCTTTTCGCCTGCGTGTTCCTTACGCTACCCGCGGCGGGAGGCGGCGTGCTCGGTCTTTTCATGGCGGGCTTCGCCAACACCCTGTCGGATCGAAACTTCGGGACGGGGATGTTCGTGGCCAGCGTGGTTGCGTTGGGGATCATCTGGCTCCCGCGCCAATATCTACTCCGCCGGGGCGGTTAGTCGGCCGGAATGTCCGTGCGCAGCAGCTTGTTGCGCGTGCTTTCGATGATGGCCGCCTCTTTCCGCACGCGTCGCTTTTCCAGGATCGGCTTGACGCCAAACTGATAGACCGCGTTGCCCGCGCCGGCGGTCGTTTTCGCGAGCACGGTGTGAATCACCGCTTCCTGGGCATCAGGAGACATGCCCAGGACGGGACTCCCGAGCCGCGCCGCGCCCGCGGCCTTTTTCACCGTGGGACTGCCGTGTGATGCCGCGAGTTGGTCGCGGTATTGCATCGCGGCGAGTTCATTCCTGATCGCGATCAGATTGTTGAGTTGTTCTTCCGTGAGGGTTTTCGCGCGGCTGTTGCCGGGCTTGGCTTTGTCCACGGCGATCTGTTCGAGCAGTTTTTGCATCCCGTTGGCGGTCAGGTTGCCGTTGGCGGCGGTGACCTTGCCAGGACCGAGTGTCTTGCTCTGTAGGTAGGATTGCTGGTCGATCAGCCGCGACAGGTTCGCCCATTGTGGCAGATAAACGTCACTGAACCCGTTGGCTCCTGAGCCGATCACCTGGTCCAGCACGGCCTGCACCTGCCCCAACTCGCGCCGCGACGTCGCCGCGTCGGAAGCTTCCTGGGTAAGCGCCTTGCTGTCCCGGATCGTCGTCAGGTTGCGCCGTGCGCCGTATAGTTGAGAGGGAAGCGTTTCGAGGTTGCCATCCTTGTCATAGAGTCCCTTTTCGATCCGCTGCAACGTGTTCCGCACGGCGTCGATTTTGCCCGTGGGACCGTCGAGGATATCCCGAATGGTTTCGACCACCGGTCGCGCGTTCACCGGACGTTCGTCCCGGAACACGCCGAGCGCGTCGGGGGAGACGGCATCGCGTTGCTGCTTCAGCGCCTCGATCGAATTGGTGTCACCGGCCTGACGTAGATACGTCTCTTTCAGGATGTCGTGATTGCTTTGCTCATGCGCGTTGGCGGCGGTTTCGTATGCCTTGTCGATGTCCTTCATGACGTCGTGATTGCCCGCCACTTCGGGGTCGAACACCCGTGCGGATTCCAGCCGCGTCACACCAGGAACGTAGACGGTGTGGTCCTCGACCGTTCCGGGCGTCACGCCAGGGCTGGCCCGGTCGCGCGCGGTTTGCGTGACTGACGTTCGGAAATCGTTGAGCGCCTGGGCCGGCGTTTTGGCCGCGAGGTACGCCGGATCCGTCATGTCCCGAGAGGCCGCGGCGCCGACGCTCTGGGGGCCGGGTGCTGCTGTTGGAACGAGTTCCGGGACAGGCGGCGGCGTCTGTGGCTGGATCGGCGTGGATGGCGCGGCCTGGAACGTGCCCTGATTGGCCGTTCCCCTCGGCGTTTCGGGATAGGGGACGGTGGCCGGCCCGGCCGCTCCAGGCGCAACGCGGTTGGGCGGAACCTCGCCAGGCGACAGGAACTCTGGACGTGGCCCGGCCGGGCGCGCGGTCACCGCATCCAGCGCGGCCTGTATGCGAAGCGACATTGGGACATCCGTTCCCGGCGGCACGAACGAGGGCGCGGTGGACGCGGGGGTCGGCCTGAGCGGTGGAACTGGGGGAGGCTCCGCGGCGCGCGCCGCATCGACCCGGTTGAATGTCTCCATCAACGGATTGACGCGGGGTCCGGGAAGGTTTGGAACGCCGGTTCCGACATGGGCCATCGGCGCGACCGCCAACCCCATGTTGATGTCGCGACCGAGGCCGGGATAGCCGGCCGCGTTGGCACCCTCGATCGCGGTTTCGCCGATGGCGCCGCCGAGAGCGTTAAGAGCGCCGACGCCGGCCCCGCCGAGGCGATAGAGGTAGTTGACGGCCGCGCCGCCGGCCGGACCATACAGGCGGTATTGCGCGGCTTGCGTTTCCGGCGACAGCAGCGGTTTCGTGTTGCCGTAAGCTTCAGTGGCGGCCTCGCCGATCTTCCTCGGATCGAGTCCCGCCACCCCGGTCGCCAGGGCGCGGTTGCCCTCGATGAGCAGGCCGGGCGGGCTGTAGCGCGCCGCGTCCCACAATATGCCGCTCCAGTCGCGGCTGGGCGCCGAGGGCGGCGGTGGCGTTTGCGTGTTGGTCGGCGTTTCACCCGATTCGGTGGCCGGCGCGGAGGGGTGCTGGCTGCTTTGGGCCGCGTATTCCGACGCCGCCTTGTCAATGATCGCGTCCGCCGTCCCTTCGGGGAATTGCAGGACCGTGCCGTCCGCCATCTGCGCCTGGATCATTGCGCCGAGACCCGCTTGCCGGTGGCGTCGTATCTTATCACCCTCGGCGTATTGACCGCCGGTGCCGAACCACCACCGCCCGGCTTATATCCGGGCCCGGCCTCGCGGGTCATTCCGTCGATGGCGGTCTGACGGAATTGCTGCTTGAGCCGGATCGTCTCAGCGTCGTCGCCGGGGGCGGGGAAATACAACTTCCCGTAGCGGTCCCATTCGGACGGCGAGATCGCCGCGCCACTTTCCTTACGGAGAATGCCGACCAGAAACGCTTCCTGCGCGGTTCGCAGCTTCTGGTAGTCGGGTGAATTGAGGTTATAGCCGACGAAGTTTCCGGCTTTCTCACGCACGCCCTGGCTCCAGGTGACGGCTGACGTGTCCAATCCGCTCATGATCGGTTCGGCCGCGCGCATCCGGTCAGCGTAGCCCGCCGCACCGGCCTGAGCATCCGTCATCTGTTCCTGCTTCGCCGCTCCTGGCGTGGCGAGGACCGACGGCAGCGCGCCGCCCTCCGGTTCGGGGAAAGCCGGAGGGAGTCGCCGTGGAATCAAGGCGGGTATGGTCTGGTTCGCGTTATTCGGATCGGTGATCGTGACAGGCTGCGCGCCGGCCTGTTGGGCGGCGTAATAGGCCGACGCGTATTGAGCCTTTTCAGCGGGAGTGGCCGTCCCGTCCCTCATTTTCGGGCCAATGGTCAACAGCGTGTTTTCGTGTTGCGCCGCGATGTCGTTACCCTGAAGGGGCTGCGCGGCCAATCGGCGTTCACGGTCGGCTTTTTCCGCCTCACGCGCCGCCGCCTCCTGCGCCAGTCGCTGCGTTTCCGCCTGTCGTCTGTTCTCCAGATCCCGTTGCGCCGCGGTTTGCGCGTCCAGTTGGGCCTGCCGCGTATCCTGCTGATACTGCCGCTGCCGATCGTAATTCTGCTGCGCCTCCAGCGCCGCCTGCGTCGCGGCCTGCTGCCGGCCCTGGATGTTGGCCTGTTTCCATTGCTCGATGTGCGCCGCGACATCGCCCACGGGCGTGCCGGACTGGACCATCGAGGCGGCGATCCGCACCTGGCTGGCGGTCAACCCGTTGGGCAGCACCGGCTCCAGCGGGATCACGCGCGACGGGGCGGGCGGCGGCGGGGGTAGCGGCGGCCGTTGCGCGGTCGGAGCTGCCGCTGGCGTTGGGGCCGCCCCTGGTGGTGCTCCGGGCGCTGCTCCAGGCGGCGCGAGCGGATTGCCCGTACCGCCGATCGTGATGCCAGGGAGGCCCGTCTGATACATCCGGTTCGGCGCCTCGACCGGTGGCAGCGTGGTCGCGGGAGCGGTGGTTTGTCCGGCCCCTGGCCCGGCGACGTCGGTCCCGCCCGTCCGCAGCGCGATGGGGCTCGGCGGAACCGTGACCGTCCCATCCGCCTGGCTTGTCTGAACCGGAGGCGGGATCGGCACCGCCGCGTTCGGGTTGACCCCTACCTCGGCCGGCGGCGCGATGGTGCCCGGCGCCGCATCCGGGGTGGTCGCGACGCGTGG